ATGGAGGCGGTGTCTTAAACAGCAACACCATCGAAGTTAATACTGGTTTTGAGCCACAGTTTGTTTTAATTAAACGTACTGACTCTACTAGTGATTGGTATCTTTATGACACCATGAGAGGTCTGAATAATGATGGCAATAATGACCCGCAACTAAATCCAAACACAAGTGGCGCCGAAGCTGCATCTTTCCGTTTTTGGGTTTATCAGAATGGATTTGCTTTTGACGAAGACCTGGGAGGATCCAGTGCTGAGTGGATTTACATGGCAATCCGCCGTCCGCATAAGCCGCCCGAGGCTGGGACGGATGTGTTTACCGCTGCGCTAAATGGAACGCCAGGTAGTAGTGGCGCAACTCAATGGAGGCCAGAAAATGTAGATATGGCGTGGTTTGCAAAACGCGGTGGAGATTCAAAAAACTTCCATGTAGCGGACAGAATAAGGGGTTTTCAAAACACCGATGCGAATAGTGATGATTCATATACAACTCCAACATTAAGGACTAACAGCACTGGCGCTGAATTGACTTCTGGCACCGCAATACATCAAAGCAGTTTTTCAAACGGGGTAATCGACGTCAGGGCAATTTCAAGTGGTAGCAACTTTTTGTTTTATCGATTTAAACGCGCCCCAGGCTTTTTTGACGTGGTGGCTTGGGCAGGGGATGGCACTAGCAATCGTGCCATTAGCCATAACTTAACAGTTACACCAGAACTATTGATCACGAAAAGAAGGACATCTACCGATAGCTGGTGGTCTCAATATACTGGTATTTTTGGGACAAATACAGCACTCGCTTTGAATTTATCTGGGGGTTTATCTACTGGCGTAAGTGCATTCACTGGCACCTCAGCGGCAACTTCTTCTGTTTTTTACGTTGGGTCTGACTCCGCTATCAATGGAAGTGGCGATAATTACATCGCCTACCTCTTTGCCACCCTACCCGGCATCAGCAAAGTAGGTTCTTACACCGGAACAGGTTCTGACATTAACGTTGATTGTGGATTCACAGCAGGTGCTCGATTTGTACTAATCAAGCGTACCGACTCCACTGGTGATTGGTACGTTTACGATTCCACCAGGGGCATTGTTGGTGGAAACGACCCCTACCTTTTGATCAACAGTACTGCAGCTGAGGTCACGAACACGGACTACATTGATCCGCTCAATTCAGGCTTTACAGTGACCTCATCAGCCCCTGCTGCCCTTAACGCTAGTGGCGGCACCTACATCTTCCTCGCTATCGCTTAAACATAACTAACTATGGAAATTCGTAATCGTGAAACTGGTGCTGTAACCACCATTAGCCAATTTAAGGCGAGTTACCCTAATACAAGCTTTCCCAGGAACATTACTGCTGACATCCTCAACAGCTATGGCTATGACGTTGTACTGAATGGTGCATCGGCAACTGTAACTGCTCCTTATGGTGTCAGCACCCGTGATGGCGTTGAAGAAATTAATGGTCAGTGGTTTACCCGCTTTGTCGCTGGTCCGGTCTTTACCGACACCACTGACGAAGACGGCAACGTAACTACTGCTGCTGATAACGAAGCCGCTTATCGTGCTCGTATTGATGCAGAGGTTGCAGAACGTGTCCGCACGGAGCGCAACAAAAAGCTTGCTGATACTGACTGGACCCAACTAGCTGACAGCTCTGCTGATGCAACTGTTTGGGCTACTTATCGCACAGCCCTTCGGGATCTTCCGTCTACTGACGGATTCCCTCACAACGTCACCTGGCCTACTGAACCTTCCTAATAATTATGGCACTTTCTACTACAAAAAATGTTGAAATCCTGGGTAGTCCCGGGGTTGCACGTCAACTTACAGCAGGTGCTGCTTCTTCAGAAGTCGCTTTCACTGCTGGTGTGTTCCGTATTTCTATGCGCGCTGTAGGCGCTGACATCCGTTTTGCCATTGGTGCGGGTTCTCAAACCGCTAGTGCTACTACTTCACACTTTATTGCTGACGGTGAACGACTTGACTTTGCTATTAATGATGGAGATTATATCGCCGTTATTCGGGACGCAACGACTGACGGCGTTCTTGAATTGACGGAGCTTAGCTAATGAGGTTAGGTGCTACAAGTCTTTCAGTAACTAGACCGGGGTCGGTTCGTAAATATACTGCCGCTGGTGGTGGTGGTGCTTCAAACACTAATTTTGATGATATTAGCAATTATTCGCACGTAAGGTTTGACCAAATTAACACTGGTTCTCTTGCAGTTGTTGGTATTGAATTTAACAATACTGGAACTACTATGTGGACTGTAGATACTGGTAGTTCTTCATTAAAATATCTTAGACAACAAACTTTGTCAACTGCATGGGACATTAGCACTGCTGGATCACAAACTGCTCAACTTAACCTAGTTGCTGGAAACCCTTCTGATTTTAGTAACCCAAGAGAAGTGAGGATTAAACCTGACGGTTTTATGCTTTGGGTGTGTGATTTTTATAGTGTCATTCGTGAGTATACATTAACCACAGCATTTGATCTAGCCGGCGGTATATCTAATACCGGCTCAAAAACTATGGGAGGTAGACTAGGAGGTTTTGTCTGGAAGCCTGATGGAACAGCGTTGTTTACTATTGATTATTCTACAGATAAGATCAAAAAGTACGAATTTGCTACTGCATGGGATATTGAGTCAACTGTTACCTCAACTACGGAAAGTCCCCTCTTAAGTCTATCTACCACTGCTAATGAAGGTAATGCTCAATCTCTAGCATTTAGCCCGGATGGTTTGAAAGTCTATTTCGCTGGTACCAGTGGAGATAAAATTTACATGTATAATCTAGGAACTGCATGGGATATTACATCTTCTAGTTTAAGTGGCACGCCTGATGATACCTTGAGTGTTAGTTCTCAGGAAACCAATCCTCTGGTTATTACCTTTAGTTCAGATGGAAAACATTTGTATGTTGGTGGTTCTCAGGGAGATGGTGTTGACCAGTACAGCCGACCTTAATTTAACAAACTATCATGATTACCCTTATCCGTCCAATCCTTTTTTCATTTATCAATTCTAACAAGGTCAAGCGTCTTATCGTTGATCTTTTGACTAAGCTTGCTGAATCAACCGACAATACTGTTGATGATGAAGCAGTGAAGTTCATCGAACGCGGTTTGTTCGGTGGACCTTTGGACTGATCCACCTGTATTACCCTCTATAACGCTCCCCGAAGCGCCTTCACTACCACCCCCAGTACTAGAGGTCCCAAGGGCTGAACTACCCTATTACAAGCCCTTGGTGGTCCCTCCTAATACTTTACAACCACCGCCGGGAGTAGAGGGTATTAACTCGGATCCTGAACCCGAATCAAAAGAAAGTAAATCAACACCCAAAGCTTCTAATCCAACGGTAGATATCCCTCTACCGCCTGAAGCACAGATAGTAGAGATTCCATTTACGGATGTTGAGGTTCCTCTACCTACAACTACTATCATGACAACAGCAGCTACAACAGCGTTCATTTCTGTTGCTGCCACCCTTACTGCTACGTCATTGTTCAAATATCTAGTGATGGTTATGAAACCCATCATGAAAACTACATGGAACAAGATAACGAAAGGAAAGCAGGGTTCATCAAGTTCATCGTCCTTGTCTGGTCAGCAGGACTCCTGACAGCCAGTTACGCAGGATGGATGCCAAAGATGGATCCTACTTATGTAGCCAGCATTTTAAGTGGCACTCTCGCAACATTTTCTATTACACGAGAAAAGAAACAATGAAAAAGCTTCTTTTGCTTTTGCTACTTGCTAGCCCTGCTGCAGCTCAACAAGTGACTCCTAATTTTACTCAGGGGTCCATGCAATCTACTACTACAACCACGGTTGATATTGAGAGAACTATTGAGACCAATATTTACGGTGGTGCTTATTCATCATGGTCTGGAACAAACGTAACACCCAGCGGAGACATCGCAGACACAGCAACGACTTACTCAGTAACGAATGCCGGAGAACAGTTTCAACTCGAAATTGTGACAAGAGCTGCGGGTCTGATCGAAGACAGTCTGGTAACAGAAACCATCCAACAGGTTACAAACACTACCTCCTTATCGGTCTTCTCTCAGTAACACCTGCTTTTGCTAACGAAGATCCAAAAGTCCAAAATACATCAAACCCCGTAGCAGCAGCTACAGGTAATGTGACTAATCAAGCGGTGCAATTTCAAAACAATGGTGCACCGTCTCGTCAATACTTTGGTGCTAACAACAGCTGCAATGGTGCAACCATGCAGTTCTCACCCTTTTATATGGGTAATGACACTATTCCCTTTGAACACAACGGGTATGTTCGTAGTAACAACTTTGGTGTACAGCTCAATTTCTCTGTACCTCTTGATGGTGGCATGATTGAAACCTGTAAGAGTATCGCTAAGAAGCACGAAGAGAAAATGCGTCTTGATTACGAACTTGTCCGTGCTCTTAAATGTACTGAAATTATGAAAGCTGGTTTTACCTTTAGACCTGGCAGTCGTGTTGAAGTGCTGTGTCATGACATTGTACCTATTGTCTCTCTAAATGACTGAAGCCTTAGTTACGGCTGTCATAGCCGTTGTTACGGCTGGTGCAGCTTTAAACAACAGAATACACAACCGAATAAATAGCGTTCATGAACGTATTAGTTCTCTAGATCGTCGTCTTGACGGTATTGAACTGACTGTTGCTTCTGACTATGTCAAAAAATCAGAACTTACTGAAATGATTAGTCGCATGGAAGACCATATGGTTCGTATCGAAAATAAACTAGATCAAATAGTTTTACGTAATGGTTAAAAAGAAAGCTACAGAAGACCAATTTAATGAGCTGCATAATCTGGTAACAAAGGAGTTTCTTGCTCGTATCAAGAAGGGTGAGGCTACTACTGCAGATTTAAAAGCAGCCTGTGATTGGCTTAAAACAAATGACATTAGTGGTGTTGCATTTGAAGGTAATGCCCTAGACAAACTTGCAAAAGTTATCCCTGAAGTGGATCCTGATCTTGTACAACGGAGGCTCTATGGCACGAGAACGAATGCCGTATGACTCTCTAAGTAGGACAGCAAAGTTCTACAGAGATAAACCCGCTGCCGATGAGAAGCACAAAAAGACATCACTAGCTGCGGCTAAGAAACCAGCTAGGAAAAAGAAGAATGCCGAGACTAGAGCTTATAGAAGGGCAAATGGTCTTGAAGGTAAGGGTGGGCCTGATGTTCATCACACCTCTAACGGCAAACTCAAAATCATGTCTGCTTCTAAAAATCGACGTATCGGATGACTCCCCTACTTCCAACTCCTGATCACTACCTATACAACCTAATAGCCATGACGTCCTCTGAAGCCAAGCGCCTTTGGAGGCGCAGCATAAAGGAACATTTTGACTGCACATGCGTCTATTGCGGAGAAACTTATGACATTAATGAACTTACTCTGGATCATGTCCATCCTCGCTGTTATGGCGGTAAGGACAACAGAAACACAGTTGCAGCCTGCATACGTTGCAATCAGGAAAAAGGAAGTATGTATTGGCGAGAATTTATAACTCGCTATGACAACCCACTAAGAGAACATATTATTCAAAATTATACAAATGGGTAGAGAACGATTAATGCAACAGCAGCGCGAGCGTATGGAAGCTCGTCGCAAACGGCTTAAAGAAGCTGCTAAGAAAGCTGCAGAAGCTAAAACTAAAAAACCTGCACCCGCTAAAGTTAAAGGTATTGGACCTGTAAAAGACGGTGCTACATATGCACGTAAATTGAAAAATTCTAAGACCGAACCCACGGGTGTTGGTCCTGTTAAAAGTGGTGCTGCTTACGCTCGCTCACTAACTAAAGGAAAATCTGCTACCACAACTAAAGCAGATCCTAAACCTTCTTTAAAGAATAAGCCTGTTAATAAGGTTCCATCTACTACTACTACTAAACCTACTACCAAACCTGCATCTGATAAAGCTGTCGAAGGTGGTTACACCATCAGCGCCAAAAATCGTGTAAAGCGTGGCAAAGATGGTATGCCATACCAAGGTGAATTCCCCGGTTCTCCTGAGAAAAAGTCAAAACCTAAGCGTGTTAAGCGTACCGGCGGTAGTCGTGCACTTGTTAGTTCTCGTTCTAAAGCTTCTCAACCTAAGAAGAATGCCACTAAAGTCATTACTATCGGTCAAAAAAAGGTGACGATGATCTACAACGGATCTAAGTGGGTACCTAAAAAGTAAGAACTGTCCACTAACGAATAAATATACCGCGCTCCGCAAGGGGCGCTTTTTTTTATGCCAATTGCAAGGGCCTTTAAAGAAACAGCAAAATACGTTTTTAAAAACGGCAAAAGAACAATTACTAACGGTGCCAAAAATGGTGCCAATGGTGCAGCAAAGAAAGCTGCTAAGAAAGCTGCTAAACCACCACCGCGTGTTTTAAAGAAAGCAGACTATGAAGGTAATAGTCTTAATAAATTTGGTTATAACAAGCGTGATTGGGTCACTTTAAGCGATCAATCTGCAGGTAAACAGAAACCTTTTTTTCGTGATGAGGCTGGTGAACTTCACTTCCATCAATCAAACGGTAAAACCGAAAGTCAATTTATTCATCGCGACACTAAACTAGCTAATAATTTAGATAGAAGTGAAAAAGGTAGACAACAAACTAAACCCGATGTTCGTGGTAAGGACTTCTTAAAAGATGCGCCACAAGATCCTGATATACACGCACATCACATTGCTCCTATTAAATCACTCCAATTTCTTTTTGACGGTCTTAACGAAGCTGATCGTCTTAAGCTGATTAATCACTTTGAAAGGCGTGGTGTCTACATTGGCAATGATCCTCGTAATGCAGCTTTTTTAAAAAAGCCAATCCATACCTCAGTGCACGAGTCATACGTCAAGAAAGCGATCCTGAAATACAACCACGCATCACTTGAAGGTATGCCACTCAAAGACCGCTTTAAATTTGCAAACGTGATCCTACAAGAAATTAAAGAAGCTAAAAAAATTGTTGATAGAGAAACTGAAGTTTGGATCTCTCCTGATCAACTAAACAAGGCTATTCAACGTCAGAATCAACCAGAGCTTGCTCTCTATGACAGGTCTTGATCTACTACAGAAGGACTTCAAGCTATTCCTTCAAGCCCTATGGGGTCAGCTAGATCTACCTTCTCCCACTCGTGCTCAATACGCAATCGCAGATTACCTGCAACACGGCCCCAAGCGCTTACAAATTCAAGCCTTCCGCGGAGTCGGAAAGTCTTGGATTACTGGTGCTTTTGTTCTTTGGACTCTCTTTAATGATTCAGAAAAAAAGATCATGATTATCTCAGCGTCTAAAGAACGTGCCGATAACATGTCCATCTTCCTGCAAAAACTGATCATAGAAACACCATGGCTAAAGCATTTGCAACCCAAGTCAGACGATTCCAGATGGGCGCGAATAAGTTTCGACGTAAACTGTTCTCCTCACCAAGCCCCAAGCGTCAAAAGCGT